TTATCGAATCGTTAAACCACCCTTTAGTGGGTTTAACGCTACTGCGTTTTGCAGGTAATCAGGCGCAAGGTGCGCATAGGCCATCGTCTGCTGAATGCTCGCATGCCCCAGAATCTGTTGCAGTGCAATTATGTTGCCCCCATTCATCATGAAATGACTTGCGAATGTATGTCGCAGGATATGGGTTGCCTGATTGGGTGGTATATCAGGTTTCACTCTGCGTAAAATCCCGCAAAACTTCTCATAATCAACTTTGAATAATTTGGCACTGGCCTCCTCTTTAACTTTTTTCTCCAGTTCCTCAGAAATCGGCACGGTTCGCTTTTTACCGTTTTTGGTTTTCAGGAAGGTAACCCTGCAATTTGTAATCTGTGCTGGTTTTAGCGTGGCAACTTCCGTCCATCTTCCTCCAGTGCTCAGACATAAAAGCGCGACAAGTAAGTCATCACCAGCCAAAACATTTAACAGTTTTTCGATTTCTGCTTTTTCCAGGAACGTCATTTCAGGGTTGGCCTCCGTCAGTGGCGGCAGTCCGTGAATTGGGTGTTGCCCGGAAAATTCATCCAGTTGAATTAATTTTGTGAACATGCCGGATAATCGGTATATGTCACGATTTATCGTTGCAGCACTGATGCCATCACGCAGTCGCATGGAGCGATAATCCATCAAAGCCCTTTTGTTCATCCGGCTCACCGGTATATCACCTATACCGCTGATGGTTTTGAGTAGATGATTAAACTCTTTTGTCCCATGCTCGTGGTTTTGCCCGTGATATTTCCACCAGATGTCGAGCAATTCTGTCAAAGTTCGGCGGTCTGCTCGCTGGCCTGCCCATTCTTTCTGACTGGCATTGGCGATTGTGTATCGCTCAAATGCTACAGCCTCAGCTTTTCTTTCAAACTTCCTGCGGATGCGTTTTCCGTCGCGACCGCGAGGTCTAATGTCCACTTCATAGCGTCCATCATCGAGCTTCTTAATTGACATAAGAAAGCCCTCTGACGCTGTATTCACCATCTTGGTAACAAATGGTGAAAATGTAATGTTTATAGAGTGTTAACCAGTCTGTTTCCCGGAGTGGTCTGATTCTGTTGGTTTTTGCCCAATGTGTGCGAGAGCCGGCGCGATCTGACCAGCTTGTGGTGACGTATCACCAGTCATTAACCAGAGCGTATATTTTTTAAATAAAGGTGTATTTGTGACTCGCATCACGATGCTGAGACCTGGGTCTTTATGCCCACTTTCGTAATTTTTGACTGTTCCTAGAGCTATCCCGCTAATTTCGCTGAATTTAGCCTGTGTTAAGCCTTCTGCTTTCCTAATCGCTTTCAGTTTTTCGAATGTCTGCATTTGACAGTAACCTATTGGTGACTTATATTCCCGTCAAAAGGTTGTGTATTGGTGACCTTTTGAGTGTGTTAGCCAGTCCCTAGAAAGGACAGGGGCGACCTAGAAGGGACTGGATCTAATAAGGGTAACACGAAAGCAAAAAGGGCTAATCAATGGAAGTCAATGACTATGTGATTCAGTACCCTATTGATGCGGTACATACGGTTAAGTTTGCAGAGTTACTTGGTAAGCCAGAAACGGCTGTAGTCAAGATGGTAAAAGAGAATAAATTGCCAGTTATTGAGCTTCGTGATCCAAGTAAGCCGAACGCTCGTGCCGGTGAAAAATGGGTTTTCATTCCTGAGTTTAATCGCGCTGTACGTGAGGCGTTTTATAACCGACCGGTTGAACAGCGTGATGCATGGCTTTTGTGGATGGGGTTGTGATTATGAATGAGCCGCGTTGTATTGCTCAGTTACTGCGTAACGAAAGCCCCAGGGCGATTGACTTCACCATCACCCACGGGAAGGGGCGCAAGGGAATCATTATCCGCACCAAAAAACAGAGTCCGTTAAAGAAGGCTCTGACCTTTCTGAAAAGCCGGAGGGTATGGAAATGACAGTGATGACGCTTAATCTCGTTGAAAAACAGCCAGCAGCTATGCGCCGGATAATTGGTAAGCATCTTGCCGTCCCTCGCTGGCAGGATACATGTGATTATTATAATCAGATGATGGAGCGCGAACGGTTAACGGTTTGCTTTCATGCGCAGTTAAAACAGCGTCACGCAACGATGCGTTTTGAAGAAATGAACGACGTCGAACGTGAACGGCTGGTTTGTGCAATTGATGAATTGCGTGGGGCATTCTCAAAACGCCGTCAGGTTGGCGCAAGTGAGTATGCATATATTAGTTTTTTAACAGTCAGTCAGCGTCGTACTTTATTTATGCATGCCGGATTGACTGAAAAAGAATTCAACCAGCCATACTGGCGAATTAATGAAGAATCATGTTACTGGCGTGATGCTTTATTCCGTGCATTACGTGAATTATTCAGCCTGTTTGAGTACGCACCGACAATTCTGACGTCGGTAAAACCAGAGCAATATCTGCATTAAATAATTAACCAGAGTTTTTAACGCACTTAATCGTGCGGGGCTTCTTTTTGCCTGGAGAAAGTCATGCATACAGTTTCTGAAAATCAGTGCGGTATATACGCATTACTGCTGCAACAGGCCAGAACCGAAGCACAGGCCGACGCTGCGACGCGCTTTTCTTCTCATCTTGACGCCATGATTCGCCACATCACAAAGGCGGAGTTATCCCGCGTGGAGATAGTCGAGCTGCTCAGTCAGGAGTCGGAAAAATTTCACAATATCGGATTATCTCGCGGGGAGGTGCTTTGATGTCCTGTTCTCATTCAGTTGTATTACTGAATAACGCCTTAAAAATCGCCGTTATGAAAAATGGCGATTTGTCTCTTATTCGACTTGGTCTTGATAAAGAAAAACGCGAAATAACTGAATCTGTTTTCGCGATTTATCAGAACGAATTAAATCTCCTGTCTGATGTGGTCAATTTACTTGTTAAACGCGCTGTATTTCATAAGCAAATTTCATCCGTGGATGAACTGACAAAATTAACGACAGAAATCGCCAGCTATTGCGCTGATGAATTTAAGAAGCTGAACGACAAAAGGAGCTGGTAATGCCGGACAACGTAGATTTTATTCAGGAACAACAGGCTGAATTACTGGAGCGCCAGATTAACGCGGCAAGGGTAAAGCATTGCGGTGTTTCTGCGCTGGTTTGCGAAGAGTGTGACGCGCCAATACCTGCTGCCCGTCGTGCGGCTTATCCGTCAGCCACGCGTTGTGTTTCCTGCCAGTCAGTCTTTGAAGCAAAAAACAAGCATTACCGGAGAATGGCATGAGTATTCGTATTGAAATTGGCGAACGTTATGTCGTTACCAGTGACAGCTTTCAGTTTATTCTCCACGAGAAAAAGAGAGCTGAAAGCGGTAAAAACGCCGGTCAGGAATGGCTGGCGGTGGTTGGTTATTACCCGAAATTAAGCCAGCTCGTTTCCGGCATGATGCATCACGATATTCTGACCGGAAGCGCAAAGTCTTTTGCTGATTTAAACGCGCAGGTTGAGCAACTCAGCAAGCGTTGTTCAGAGGCTTTTGGCTCATATGGCCGTTAAAGCCTCCGGGCGTTTTGTCCCTCCGTCAGCATTTGCCGCAGGCACCGGTAAGGCGTTTACCGGTGCTTATGCATGGAACGCGCCACGCGAGGCTGTCGGGCGCGAAAGACCCCTTACACGTGACGAGATGCGTCAGGTGCAAGGTGTTTTATCCACGATTAACCGCCTGCCTTACTTTTTGCGCTCGCTGTTTACTTCACGCTATGACTACATCCGGCGCAATAAAAGCCCGGTGCACGGGTTTTATTTCCTCACATCCACTTTTCAGCGTCGTTTATGGCCGCGCATTGAGCGTGTGAATCAGCGCCATGAAATGAACACCGACGCGTCGTTGCTGTTTCTGGCAGAGCGTGACCACTATGCGCGCCTGCCGGGAATGAATGACAAGGAGCTGAAAAAGTTTGCTGCCCGTATATCATCGCAGCTTTTCATGATGTATGAGGAACTCTGCGATGCCTGGGTGGATGCGCATGGCGAAAAAGAATCGCTGTTTACGGATGAGGCGCAGGCTCACCTCTATGGTCATGTTGCTGGCGCTGCACGTGCTTTCAATATTTCCCCTCTCTACTGGAAAAAATACCGTAAAGGACAGATGACCACGAGGCAGGCATATTCTGCCATTGCCCGTCTGTTTAACGATGAGTGGTGGATTAGTCAGCTTCAAGGCCAGCGTATGCGCTGGCATGAGGCGTTACTGATTGCTGTCGGGGAGGTCAATAAAGACCGTTCTCCTTATGCCAGTAAACATGCCATTCGTGATGTGCGTGCACGCCGCCAGGCAAATCTGGAGTTTCTTAAATCGTGTGACCTTGAAAATAAGGAAACCGGCGAGCGCATTGACCTTATCAGTAAGGTGATGGGCAGTATTTCTAATCCTGAAATTCGCCGGATGGAGCTGATGAACACCATTGCCGGTATTGAGCGTTACGCCGCTGCAGAGGGTGATGTGGGGATGTTTATCACGCTGACCGCGCCGTCAAAGTATCACCCGACACGTCAGGTCGGAAAAGGAGAAAGTAAAACCGTCCAGCTTAATCACGGCTGGAATGATGAGGCATTTAATCCAAAGGATGCGCAGCGTTATCTCTGCCGTATCTGGAGCCTGGTGCGCACGGCATTCAAAGATAATGATTTACAGGTCTACGGTTTGCGAGTCGTCGAGCCACACCACGACGGAACGCCGCACTGGCATATGATGCTTTTTTGTAATCCACGCCAGCGTAACCAGATTATCGAAATCATGCGTCGCTATGCGCTCAAAGAGGATGGCGACGAAAGAGGAGCCGCGCGAAACCGTTTTCAGGCAAAACATCTTAACCGGGGCGGTGCTGCGGGATATATTGCTAAATACATCTCAAAAAATATCGACGGCTATGCACTGGATGGTCAGCTCGATAACGATACCGGCAGGCCGCTGAAAGACACTGCAGCGGCTGTTACCGCATGGGCGTCAACGTGGCGCATCCCACAATTTAAAACGGTTGGTCTGCCGACAATGGGGGCTTACCGTGAACTACGCAAATTGCCTCGCGGCGTCAGCATTGCTGATGAGTTTGACGAGCGCGTCGAGGCTGCACGCGCCGCTGCAGACAGTGGTGATTTTGCGTTGTATATCAGCGCGCAGGGCGGGGCAAATGTCCCGCGCGATTGTCAGACTGTCAGGGTCGCCCGTAGCCCGTCGGATGACGTTAACGAGTACGAGGAAGAAGTCGAGAGAGTGGTCGGCATTTACGCGCCGCATCTCGGCGCGCGTCATATTCATATCACCAGAACGACGGACTGGCGCATTGTGCCGAAAGTGCCGGTCGTTGAGCCTTTGACGTTAAAAAGCGGCATCGCCGCGCCTCGGAGTCCTGTCAATAACTGTGGAAAGCTCACCGGTGGTGATACTTCGTCACCGGCTCCCACGCCTTCTGAGCACGCCGCAGCAGTGCTTAATCTGGTTGATGACGGTGTTATCGAATGGAATGACCCGGAGGTCGTGAGGGCGCTCAGAGGTGCATTAAAACACGAACTGAGAACACCAAATCGTCAGCAGAGAAACGGAAGCCCGTTAAAACCACATGAAATAGCGCCATCGGCCAGACTGACCCGGTCGGAACGAATGCAAATCACCCGTATCCGCGTTGACCTTGCTCAGAACGGTATCAGGCCTCAGCGATGGGAGCTTGAGGCGCTGGCGCGTGGCGCGACAGTAAATTATGACGGAATAAAATTCACGTATCCTGTCGCTGATGAGTGGCAGGGATTCACAATGGACCATTGATGATTAACATGAAAGAATTATGGAGCTTGCTTATATCGTGTTATGTCAGTTTACTGGATACAGGGCAAGTGAATGCCCCTTTCCATGAATTAGATTAAAGGCTTGCAAAATGAACAATAACAGTCAGAAAGCTTTGAGTAAGAAGAAAACCAAGAAAACCAAAAAGAAGTCGCTTACCCCTGAACAAAAAGCATTGCAAGCAGAACAAGCAGCAAAAAAAGCGCAAATTATAGAGAATAGGCGCTCTATTACAGCTCATGCTATTAACCTTTTTCAGCAATATACAGCACTCCGTAAAAAAGGATTAGATAGTTCCACTGCTACTTTGCAAGCTTATGCTGATTATGAAAAAGTACATGGACATAAATTCCTTAGTTCTATCTCTATGTGGACAAAAATCAAAACTGAAGCAGGGATTCGGATCTATGATCGTGAGAGACAAGATAGTCGTAAATCGCTTAATCTTGCTAAGATCCCAACCCGTTTAGAGGCTAAGCGTAGTGTACTGACACAGAATCAAAAGAAAGTACATAACCAGAATGCAAATACATTACGCTTAATCGGTGGCAAAAAGCTACCTGTAACATCTATGGGGCTTATTGTATGTCCTGTCTGCGAGATACATATAAAAGATAGTGCTATAGAGTGGCATTTACGACACAACCACGTAGATCATATAGATAACCCGTTTACTAACCCTATAGTAGCTCCGGTTGATACTTTAGAAGAGGCTGTAGAAATACGAGACCTACTAATTGGTGATAAAACACTTCCGATTAAATCTAGTACTATTAATATGGGGAGTGACAAGAAAGATAAACGTTATTTTAATAAGCAAGTTTATCAAACGGCATTGCTAACAATGACACAATCAGAAGCGTGGAAACTCGCGACTGATGAAGAATCTAGTATGACTTTTTTAAGCAATCAGTACATAAGTCCATTAACATCACCGGAACCCAATAATGAAATATCTCTTATCATGGATGGAACAGCTATAGCCATTAATGAAGGTCTAACTAATCCTTTAAAAGCCGCAAACGATACCTGTGCTACAGGACGAACAGTCGAGGTTACTCATAAAGTCCGTCATGCTGGAGATCAAGCTGATTTCAAACGCCGTGTTTGGGATAACTTCAATGGCAGATGTGCTATTACTGGCTATCCATTGCCAGAGGGGATATTGGAAGCCGCACATATTGAAGCAATAACAGAAGCGGCAAATAATAACACATCTAATGGCCTGTTACTTGAAGTAAGTTTGCACCGAATGTTTGATAAAGGATTGATGGGGATTAATCCAGAGGACTTAACGGTTCATTTCTCTATTAATTGTATCCACAAAACTATGTTTGAGGGTAAAACTCTACAACCACATCATGTAGAACTTGATGCTGACAAGTTGATGACAAAATGGAAAAAGTTCAATGATAAGCGTTAACATGACTTCTTCTGGCGCAGCGAGGCATTAGATTTAATTATGTATTATGATTTAATTTGGGGCGTGATTTGTTATATGGGGAATAGATTATATGGTGACGCTTGATACTGTTTATTGGAAATTTGGTTATGCTTCGGAAGCAGCTCAATTACTGGAGACTGAGTTGATAAATATTATCACTGAGTATGATATGAGTCAGGGGAAAGATATACAGTCGCTGAAAAAACAGTTTTTAGAAATGGATAAATACACGCTGGGTAGATTGAATTACGCACTGAAGTCTAGGATGGTGGAGGATGCTGATACACTGGAGCGTGTGTCTGATGCTCTTAAAGCCAGAAACTACTTAGCACATGACTTTTATCGCAAACATGCTGAAGGTAAATTCACTCCGGAAGGAAGGCAGAGAATGCTTGCCGACTTAAATAGTGTACATCACATAATTTTTGAGGCTTACCGCAAGGTTCTGCAACTAAGCGACATTGAAATTCCTCCTTTAGAGCATGATTAAATCTTGCATGCATTAGATGCATTGGTTTGCATGCATCATTCGTTATTTTCATTTTCGAGTGCCGTCAGTGTCGGCATGGTTTTGACGGATTCATACATGTGCATTAAAACCTCCCCATGAAGCGGGCGGGCGAGGCGGGGAAAGCACTGCGCGCTGGCGGTGGTGCTGATTTTATTTTTTCAGCGTCTGAGCGCGTCGTGATGGCGTTTAGATTGTGCGCCGGGGCGTTGGTTTGTCTGCGGGCTGTTTTGCGCGGTGGTGAGCGTGTGAGGGCGTGATGACGGGTTGTAAAAAAGCCGCCCGCAGGCGGCGATGTTCAGCCGTTGTCAGTGTCCAGTGAGTAGTTTTTAAAGCGGATGACCTCCTGACCGAGCCAGCCGTTTATCTCGCGGATCCTGTCCTGTAACGGGATAAGCTCATTGCGGACAAAGACCTTTGCCACTTTCTCAATATCTCCCAGTGACCCGACGTTCTCCGGCTTGCCGCCCATCAACTGAAAGGGGATGCGGTGTGCGTCCAGCAGGTCTGCGGCGCTGGCTTTTTTGATATTAAAAAAATCGTCCTTCGTCGCCACTTCACTGAGCGGGATAATTTTAATGCCGTCGGCTTTCCCTTGCGGGGCATAGAGAAACAGATTTTTAAAGTTGTTGCGGCCTTTCGACTTCACCATGTTTTCGCGGAGCATTTCGATATCGTTGCGATCCTGCACGGCATCGGTGACGTACATGATGTATCCGGCATGTGCGCCGTTTTCGTAATACTTGCGGCGGAACAGCGTGGCCGACTCATTCAGCCAGGCAGAGTTAAGGGCGCTGAGATATTCCGGCAGGCCGTACAGCTCCTGATTAATATCCGGCTCCAGCAGGTGAAACACGGAGCCGGGCGCGAAAGGTGTCGGCTCATGGAAGGACGGCACCCACCAGTAAACATCCTCTTCCACGCCACGGCGGGTATATTTTGCCGGTGAGGTTTCCAGTCTGATGACCTTACCGGTGGTGCTGTAACGCTTTTCCAGAAACGCATTACCGAACACCAGAAAATCCAGCACAAAGCGGCTGAAATCCTGCTGGGAAAGCCACGGATGCGGGATAAATGTCGAGGCCAGAATATTACGTTTGACGTAAATCGGTGAGCTGTGATGCACGGCAGCACGCAGGCTTTTTGCCAGACCGGTAAAGCTGACCGGTGGCTCATACCATCTGCCGTTACTGATGCACTCGACGTAATCCAGAATGTCACGGCGGTCGAGTACCGGCACCGGCTCACCAAAGGTGAATGCCTCCATTTTCGGGGCGCTGGCGGTCATTTTTTTTGCCGCAGGTTGCGGTGTTTTCCCTTTTTTCTTGCTCATCAGTAAAACTCCAGAATGGTGGATGTCAGCGGGGTGCTGATACCGGCGGTGAGTGGCTCATTTAACAGGGCGTGCATGGTCGCCCAGGCGAGGTCGGCGTGGCTGGCTTCCTCGCTGCGGCTGGCCTCATAGGTGGCACTGCGTCCGCTGCTGGTCATGGTCTTGCGGATAGCCATAAACGAGCTGGTGATGTCGGTGGCGCTGACGTCGTATTCCAGACAGCCACGGCGGATGACGTCTTTTGCCTTGAGCACCATTGCGGTTTTCATTTCCGGCGTGTAGCGGATGTCGCGCGCGGCGGGATAGAACGAGCGCACGAGCTGGAACACGCCGACACCGAGGCCGGTGGCATCAATACCGATGTATTCGACGTTGTATTTTTCGGTGAGTTTGCGGATGGATTCAGCCTGGGTGGCAAAGTCCATGCCTTTCCACTGGTGACGCTCAAGTATTCTGAATTTGCCACCGGCCACCACCGGCGGTGCCAGCACCACGCATCCGGCACTGTCGCCACGGTGTGACGGGTCGTAACCAATCCAGACCGGGCGGGAGCCGAACGGATTGGCGGCAAACGGCGCATAGTCTTCCCATTCTTCCAGCGTGTCGACCATGCAGCGTTGCAGCTCCTCGAACGGGAACACCGACGCCTTGTCGTCAACAAATTCACACATGAACAGGTTTTTAAAATCGTCGGCGCTGTTTTCGCGTTTGAGCTGCTCAATGTCGAACAGCGTGCAGCCGCCTTTCAGGGCGTCCTCAATGGTGACAATCTGCCGCCACTGACCGTCCGCACAGAGAAGACCACCGGAAAGGGCGTTATGACTGACGTCGATTTCCACGCGTTCGGCGGCGCTGGCGCGTCCCCGGTTGAACAGTTCACCCGACCAGAACGGATAGGCGTCGTGCGCCAGCGTGGACGGGGTGGAGAAATAGGTCGAGCGCAGGTGACTCTGTGAGGCCATACCTGATGCCACCTTACGCAGTACCTGAAAATTCGGGATCCAGAAAATCTCATCGACGTACAGGTCGCCGTTATGACTCTGTGCGGTGTTGGAGTTGGTGCCGAGAAAAATCAGTTTTGCGCCGTTATTGCCCAGGACAATCGGGTCACCGGTCAGGTCAACGTCAACCAGACGGGCAAAGGCGATGATGTATTCACGGAATACATACGCCTGCGTTTTACTGGCCGACAGAAAAATCTGGTTATGACCGGTTTTCAGGGCGCGCAGCAGCGCCTCGCGGGAAAAATAAAACGTTGCGCCAATCTGACGGGATTTCAGGATATCGCGGATGCGGTGCTCAAGCCCGGCGCGATACCAGTGCAACTGATAGTCGAAAGACTGCTCAAAGAAAATCTGCTCCAGCTTTTCGATGGCCTCGTCACTGAAAAAATTCTTTTTCGGTTTGCGCCGCCCGCCTTTGTTGCGGTTAGCGACGTTCGGATTAAGGTCTGCCTCGTTGCCGGTCTGGCTGTAACGATTTACCCGTGCCAGTCGTTCAATCTGGCGTCCCAGCAGGTCAATTTCCTTGAAGTCACCGCCGGTTTTCTGCGGTTTGATGATGAGCTGGGTCAGTCGCGCTTCCAGACTCATTTCGACACGGCTGATGGGGGCAACGCTGTCCCAGCCGTCGCGCTGTTTCCAGCTCTGCACCGTCGGGCGTTTCATCTGCAACATGGCGGCAATCTGCGGCACGGAAAACCCCTGCCAGTACAGCAGCGCCGCCTGACGACGCGGGTCGTGTAAAAGAGTGGTGTCTGTGGTGATGGTCATGAATACCTCGCCGTGATGAATACACGGCAAGGCTACTGAGTCGCGCCCCGCGATTCGCTAAGGTGCTGTTGTGTCAGTGATAAGCCATCCGGGACTGATGGCGGAGGATGCGCATCGTCGGGAAACTGATGCCGACATGTGACTCCTCTAATCACTATTCAGGACTCCTGACAATGGCAAAAAAAGTCTCAAAATTCTTTCGTATCGGCGTTGAGGGTGACACCTGTGACGGGCGTGTCATCAGTGCGCAGGATATTCAGGAAATGGCCGAAACCTTTGACCCGCGTGTCTATGGTTGCCGCATTAACCTGGAACATCTGCGCGGCATCCTGCCTGACGGTATTTTTAAGCGTTATGGCGATGTGGCCGAACTGAAGGCCGAAAAGATTGACGATGATTCGGCGCTGAAAGGCAAATGGGCGCTGTTTGCGAAAATCACCCCGACCGATGACCTTATCGCGATGAACAAGGCCGCGCAGAAGGTCTACACCTCAATGGAAATTCAGCCGAACTTTGCCAACACCGGCAAGTGTTATCTGGTGGGGCTGGCCGTCACCGATGACCCGGCAAGCCTCGGCACGGAATACCTGGAATTCTGCCGCACGGCAAAACACAACCCCCTGAACCGCTTCAAATTAAGCCCTGAAAACCTGATTTCAGTGGCAACGCCCGTTGAGCTGGAATTTGAAGACCTGCCTGAAACCGTGTTCACCGCCCTGACCGAAAAGGTGAAGTCCATTTTTGGCCGCAAACAGGCCAGCGATGACGCCCGTCTGAATGACGTGCATGAAGCGGTGACCGCTGTTGCTGAACATGTGCAGGAAAAACTGAGCGCCACTGAGCAGCGCCTTGCTGAGATGGAAACCGCCTTTTCCGCACTTAAGCAGGATGTGACTGACAGGGCGGATGAAACCAGTCAGGCATTCACCCGCCTGAAAAACAGTCTCGACCACACCGAAAGTCTGACCCAGCTGCGCCGCAGTAAAGCCACCGGCGGTGGCGGTGACGCCCTGATGACGAACTGCTGACCGGCGTCAGTCAGTCCGGGAAAACCTTCACGATTAACCCTTAATTTCAGGAAAAACTATGCGCCAGGAAACCCGCTTTAAATTTAATGCCTACCTGTCCCGTGTTGCCGAACTGAACGGCATCGACGCCGGTGATGTGTCGAAAAAATTCACCGTTGAACCGTCGGTCACCCAGACCCTGATGAACACCATGCAGGAGTCCTCTGACTTTCTGACCCGCATCAACATTGTGCCGGTCAGCGAAATGAAAGGGGAAAAAATTGGCATCGGTGTCACCGGCTCCATCGCCAGCACCACCGACACCGCCGGTGGCACCGAGCGTCAGCCGAAGGACTTCTCGAAGCTGGCGTCAAACAAGTACGAATGCGACCAGATTAACTTCGATTTTTATATCCGCTACAAAACGCTTGACCTGTGGGCGCGTTATCAGGATTTCCAGCTCCGTGTCCGTAACGCCATTATCAAACGCCAGTCCCTTGATTTCATCATGGCAGGTTTTAACGGCGTGAAGCGTGCCGAAACCTCTGACCGCAGCAGCAATCCGATGCTGCAGGATGTGGCGGTCGGCTGGCTGCAGAAATACCGCAATGAAGCCCCGGCGCGCGTGATGAGCAAGGTCACTGACGAGGAAGGTCGCACGACCTCTGAGGTTATCCGCGTGGGTAAGGGCGGTGATTATGCCAGCCTTGATGCACTGGTGATGGATGCGACCAACAACCTGATTGAGCCGTGGTATCAGGAAGACCCTGACCTTGTGGTGATTGTGGGACGTCAGCTACTGGCGGACAAGTATTTCCCCATCGTTAACAAGGAGCAGGATAACAGCGAAATGCTGGCCGCTGACGTCATTATCAGCCAGAAACGCATCGGTAACCTGCCGGCGGTACGCGTCCCGTACTTTCCGGCGGATGCGATGCTCATCACGAAGCTGGAAAACCTGTCCATCTACTACATGGATGACAGCCATCGCCGCGTGATTGTGGAAAACCCGAAACTCGACCGCGTGGAGAACTACGAGTCAATGAACATTGATTACGTGGTGGAAGACTACGCCGCCGGTTGTCTGGTGGAAAAAATTAAGGTCGGTGATTTCTCCACACCGGCTAAGGCGACCGCAGAGCCGGGAGCGTAACCGATGACGAGTCCCGCACAGCGCCACATGATGCGGGTCTCGGCAGCGATGACCGCGCAGCGGGAAGCCGCCCCGCTGCGACATGCAACTGTCTATGAGCAGATGCTGGTCAAGCTGGCCGCAGACCAGCGCACACTGAAAGCGATTTATTCAAAAGAGCTTAAGGCCGCGAAAAAACGCGAACTGCTGCCGTTCTGGTTGCCGTGGGTGAACGGCGTGCTGGAGCAGGGCAAAGGTGCACAGGATGACATTCTGATGACGGTCATGCTGTGGCGTCTGGATACCGGCGATATTGCCGGTGCGCTGGAGATTGCCCGTTATGCCCTGAAGTACGGTCTGACCATGCCGGGTAAACACCGCCGCACCCCGCCGTACATGTTCACCGAGGAGGTCGCGCTCGCGGCCATGCGCGCCCACGCTGCCGGTGAGTCTGTGGCTCCCCGCCTGCTGACGGAGACCCTTGAACTGACCGCCACGGCAGACATGCCTGATGAAGTGCGCGCAAAGCTGCACAAAATCACCGGTCTGTTTCTGCGTGACGCTGGTGATGCCGCCGGTGCGCTGGCGCACCTGCAACGTGCGACACAGCTCGACTGTCAGGCAGGCGTCAAAAAAGAGATTGAACGACTGGAGCGGGAGCTGAAACCGAAGCCGGAGCCGCAGCCCAAAGCGGCCACCCGTGCCACGCGTAAGACCCGGAGTGCGACACCGGCAAAACGTGGACGCCCGAAAAAGAAAGCCAGTTAACAACCGAATGCGCCCCGCGCCAGGGCGGCACGCCGGTCAGTGAGGGTGAATCACCTGACACTGCACCGGCGTCCACCGCCCGACTTTTCAGAGGTAGTCATGATGACGCTGATTATTCCGCGAAAGGAGGCTCCCGTGTCCGGTGAGGGTACGGTGGTCATCCCGCAACCGGCAGGCGACGAGCCGGTGATTAAAAACACATTCTTTTTTCCCGATATCGACCCGAAGCGCGTCCGGGAACGTATGCGCCTTGAGCAGACCGTCGCCCCCGCCCGTCTGCGTGAGGCCATCAAGTCAGGCATGGCTGAAACGAATGCGGAGCTGTACGAGTACCGCGAACAGAAAATTGCCGCCGGTTTTACGCGTCTGGCGGACGTTCCGGCGGACGACATCGACGGTGAAAGCATCAAAGTTTTTTACTACGAGCGCGCCGTGTGTGCGATGGCGACCGCGTCGCTTTATGAGCGTTATCGCGGCGTGGATGCCAGTGCGAAAGGCGACAAGAAGGCCGACAGCATTGACAGCACCATTGATGAACTGTGGCGGGATATGCGCTGGGCGGTGGCGCGTATCCAGGACAAGCCGCGCTGCATCGTGAGTCAAATCTGATGAAGACCTTTGCGCTACAGGGCGACACGCTCGACGCCATTTGTGTCCGGTATTACGGGCGCACTGAGGGCGTGGTTGAGACCGTGCTCGCCGCAAATCCGGGACTGGCTGAACTGGGTGCGGTGCTGCCACACGGCACCGCCGTCGAACTGCCCGACGTTCAGACCGCGCCCGTGGCTGAAACTGTCAATCTGTGGGAGTAACGCATGACAGCAGAAGAAAAAAGCGTCCTGTCGCTTTTCATGATTGGGGTGCTGATTGTTGTCGGCAAGGTGCTTGCCGGTGGTGAACCCATCACCCCGCGTCTGTTTATCGGGCGCATGTTGCTCGGTGGTTTTGTTTCGATGGTTGCCGGTGTTGTTCTGGTGCAGTTTCCTGACCTGTCACTGCCTGCGGTGTGCGGCATCGGCTCCATGCTGGGTATCGCCGGTTATCAGGTGATTGAGATTGCCATTCAGCGCCGCTTTAAGGGCAGGGGGAAACCGTAATGCCGGTAATTAACACGCATCAGAATATCGCCGCCTTTCTCGACATGCTGGCGGTGTCCGAAGGGACGGCGAATCACCCGCTGACGAAAAACCGGGGCTATGACGTGATAGTCACCGGACTGGACGGAAAGCCGGAAATATTCACCGACTACAGTGACCACCCGTTCGCGCATGGCCGACCGGCGAAGGTGTTTAACCGTCGCGGTGAAAAATCCACGGCTTCCGGTCGCTATCAGCAGCTTTACCTGTTCTGGCCGCACTACCGCAAACAGCTTGCCCTGCCGGATTTCAGTCCGTTGTCACAGGACAGACTTGCCATTCAGTTGATCCGCGAACGCGGTGCACTGGATGACATCCGGGCGGGACGCATTGAGCGCGCCATTTCACGCTGTCGCAATATCTGGGCGTCCCTGCCGGGAGCCGGTTACGGTCAGCGTGAGCATTCACTGGAAAAACTGGTCACCGTCTGGCGTACCGCTGGCGGCGTACCGGCTTAAACGGAGTAAACACCATGAAGAAATTATCCCTTTCACTGATGCTGAACGTGTCGCTGGCGCTGATGCTGGCACTGTCCCTGATTTACCCGCAGAGCGTGGCCGTCAATTTTGTCGCCGCCTGGGCGATTCTGGCGACGGTTATCTGTGTGGTTGCCGGTGGTGTCGGCGTGTATGCCACTGAGTATGTGCTGGAACGCTACGGGCGGGAGCTGCCGCCGGAATCGCTGGCCGTGAAGATTGTCGCGTCGCTGTTTTTGCAGCCGGTGCCGTGGCGCAGACGGGCGGCGGCTCTGGTGGTGATGGTGGCGACGTTTATCTCGCTGGTCGCTGCCGGGTGGATTTTTACCGCGCTGATTTACCTCGTGGCGTCGGTGTTCTTCCGGTTGATACGCACGGCCTGTCGTCAGCGTTTTGAGGGGCGGGAACCATGTCAAAGCTGATGATTGTGCTGGTTGTGTTGTTATCACTGGCGGTGGCCGGTCTGTTTCTGGCGAAGCATGAAAACGCCAGCCTGCGCACCTCGCTGGACAGGGCGAACAACGTCGCCAACGGGCAGCAGACGACCATCACCATGCTGAAAAATCAGCTTCATGTTGCCCTCACCAGAGCAGACAAAAACGAGCTGGCGCAGGTGGCACTGCGTCAGGAACTGGAGAACGCGGCGAAGCGTGAAGCACAGCGCGAGAAAACCATCACGAGGTTACTGAATGAAAACGAAGATTTTCGCCGCTGGTACGGCGCTGGCCTGCCTGATGCTGTGCGCCGGTTGCACCAGCGCCCGGCCTGCACCGACGCCAGTGATTGTCGCCAACGCCTGCCCGAAAGTGAGCCTTTGCCCGATGCCGGGCAGTGACCCGGAGACGAACGGCGATTTAAGTGCCGATATCCGACAGCTTGAGAACGCGCTGGCACGCTGTGCCAGCCAGGTAAAAATGATTAAACACTGTCAGGACGAAAACGATGCTCAAACCCGACAGCCTGCGCAGGGCGCTGACTGATGCCGTCACGGTGCTGAAAACCAGTCCCGAGATGCTGCGGATATTCGTTGATAACGGGAGTATTGCCTCCACGCTGGCGACGTCGTTGTCATTCGAAAAGCGTTACACGCTCAATGTGATTGTGACCGACTTTACCGGTGATTTTGACCTGCTCATCGTGCCGGTGCTGGCGTGGCTGCGGGAAAATCAGCCCGACATCATGACCACCGACGAAGGCCAGAAAAAGGGCTTCACGTTTTATGCAGACATCAACAATGACAGCAGCTTTGATATCAGCATCAGCCTGATGCTGACCGAGCGCACGCTGGTCAGTGAGGTGGACGGCGCACTGCATGTGAAGAATATCCCGGAACCCACGCCGCCGGAGCCGGTCACCCGCCCGGTGGAGCTTTATATCAATGGCGAACTGGTGAGCAAGTGGGATGAATGAGTTTAAGCGTTTTGAAGACCGGCTGACCGGACTGATTGAATCGCTGTCACCGTCAGGGCGTCGGCGACTGAGCGCCGAACTGGCGAAACGTCTGCGGCAGAGTCAGCAGCGTCGGGTGATGGCTCAGAAAGCCCCGGACGGCACACCCTACGCGCCACGCCAGCAGCAGAGCGCCAGAAAAAAGACTGGTCGTGTTAAGCGAAAAATGTTTGCGAAACTTATCACCAGTCGTTTTTTGCATATCCGCGCCAGCCCGGAACAGGCATCAATGGAGTTTTACGGCGGAAAGTCACCGAAAATCGCCAGTGTGCATCAGTTCGGTCTGTCGGAAGAAAACCGGAAAGACGGTAAGAAAATTGATTATCCGGCGCGTCCCCTGCTCGGCTTTACCGGTGAGGATGTGCAGATGATTGAAGAGATTATTCTGGCGCACCTCGACCGTTAGTTGTGCCATTCCCGACACCTCATCGTCACATTGCCGCCGGTATGACCCGGCGGCATCCTTCCCGTTATGAACACTCTCGCAAATATTCAGGAACTCGCGCGCGCACTGCGCAACATGATCCGCACCGGCATTATCGTCGAAACCGACCTTAACGCCGGTCGCTGCCGTGTGCAGACCGGCGGCATGTGCACCGACTGGCTTCAGTGGCTGACCCATCGCGCCGGACGTTCGCGCACATGGTGGGCGCCTTCCGTGGGGGAACAGGTGCTGATTCTGTCCGTGGGTGGTGAACTCGACACGGCGTTCGTTCTGCCGGGGATTTATTCCGGTGATAACCCCTCGCCGTCTGTGTCGGCGGATGCCCTGCATATCCGTTTCCCTGACGGGGCGGTGATTGAATATGAACCCGAAACCAGTGCACTCACGGTAAGCGGAATTAAAACGGCCAGCGTGACGGCTTCTGATTCTGTTACTGCCACGGTGCCTGTGGTCACGGTGAAAGCGTCAACCCGTGTCACCCTGGACACACCGGAAGTGGTCTGCACTAACAAACTGACTACCGGCACGCTGGAAGTGCAGAAGGGCGGGACGATGCTGCGTATTTTCATGAAA